GAGATGGAGAGATGTCAGACTGTACCTGAAGGATACACATCAATACTCAAGAGGGATGATGCAGCTTGTTTACTTGGAGATGGGTGGACTATAGATGTTATTACTCATATATTTAAAAACATTAACTAATGGAAAAATATAAAGTGTCTAGATCCAAGGCCATCTTTGATATACATAAGCTACAGCAACAAATAAGCGACAAAGAGTTTAATGAAGTTTTATTCTCCATATGTCGCAAAGATACTACTACGCCAGGGTATGTATGGACAGACGCTAAAGAGAACTCAATAAAAAAGATAATGGACATCAGAGCTGCACTATCAAAATTTATTACCTCTATTGTTGCCAAGAATAAGCAAGTGGTAGAAAAAGTTTTGTGTAGCTACACAGTAAGGTGGATAGCAGATAATGAGTTTAGCTTTAATTACTATGGCAAGATGACAAACTTCCATGGGGAGTTAATTGAATTGAGAACTAATCATGTGCTTAATGAACATAGCTATGACAATGACATTGGTTCTAATATGTTTTACTATTCACTCCAACATAAAGTAAAAATATGAGCCTCTATACCATTACAAAAAAGTATTATATATTTAGAATGGGGGATGATATATTTGATATAGATATTGTCGCAAGACATTTAACATTAACCCAAGCAGAACTAAAAATAAAAGAGTTAAAAAAAACAGATCCATACTCAATTTATACTTTACAAAAGCAACTTTAATTAATATATTTTTATTATTTTTGTACATACAGCAAACATATTTTAAACACACAACATGATAAAAGAAAATGACTTTAATAGAAACGTTGACCTCATATCTCATAAGGTGGGGTTGCCGAAGCGAGAATTATTTNTAAAATCCCGAAGGCAAGATATTGTAGATGCACGCCAGCTACTATTTTGGAAGTGCTTTAAAGATGGAATTACCATATCTTATATACAAAGATATCTTTCTCGAAATGGTTTAGATTTAGAACACTCCACAATTATTTATGGAATAAATAAGGTTAAGGAATTGATGAAAGACAAAGATTTTTCTTCATTTGTAAAAGACCTTAACCATGTATAGNTTAGAGGAAATACTTTATCAGGCCATAAATCATAAGCCTANTATTAAATGCAATAGCCATGTTGAGTTATTTGCTATTGGTTCTGGAGTAAAGATATGTAAAGACAAAGGCACAAATACTATTACTTTGTTTAACACTACCAAAGGTGGAGACAACTATACTAAGCTTGACCGTGACGAACTAGAAGTCTTTAAAACTATTGGATGGGAGCAAGGCATAGCATTTATGTCTTACCATAATGCTACAAGAAAATTAAATATTGTACGTAATAGAATACAACTCTTAATGAATAAGCCTAAGTTCTCACAAAAAAAATATGAAGAACTTAAAAAGAGTCGCGACTATTACATGAAAAAAATAAGTAAATTATTAATCATCTTAAATTAAATACAAATGAAATCAATTAACATTAAAGGAAAGGATTATATTGAAGTCAATGAAAGACTTAAACATTTTAGGGCTAACTATCCAGACCATTCTTTAACATCTGAAGTATTGGACAAAGATGCAGAGTCTATTATGATTCAAGCTACCATTGCTGATCCTCAAAGGAAAAATACTTGCTCAGGGTATAGCCCAAGAAGAAAAGGCTAGTTCATACATTAACAAATCTAGTTATGTAGAAAACTGTGAGACCTCAGCTTGGGGTAGAGCTTTAGGTAACTTTGGAATCGGTATTGATACTAGCGTAGCTAGCTATGAAGAAGTTAGTAATGCCATCCTTAACCAAGACACTACTACCCCTAAGAAACCCCAACCAAAAGAAAATAAGGAGCGAGAGTTAATTACGTTAGATATTGGTGATGTAAACTGGGATAAAGTTTTAGATTACGTATCTAAAAACAAGTCACTAGGGTTGACAGCTATTGCTAAGAACCTTCAGGTTAAATACAAGCTTAAGGCTGCAGTAAAGAAAGAGATTGGTAAACACATAAAATAATTTATATGTCTAAACAAACACTACATACCCAAGAAGAAATCCTTACCAAACTGAAAGAGGACACCCATTATTATGGAGCGTTTGGAAAAAAGTTTATTTCTAATTCAGACATCAAAGCTCTTTTAAAAAATCCTAAGAAGTTTCAAGTTCCTCAAGAGGATTCTAAAAGTTTTGCTGTAGGTAGATACTTTCATCAAAGTATTTTAGAACCTGATAAGGCTAAGGATTTTCCTCACATAGATGTGGCTACACGTAACAATAAAGCCTATCGTGAGATTTGTGAAAGTCTCAATAAGTCAGTAATATTATTGACCAAAGAGAAACAACATGTAGACGAAATGGTACAGACCATGAAGGCTAACATAAGATTCTTTGATGCTATATATGCTGAGGGAAATAAGTTTGAGGTGCCAGCAGTAGGCAAGATAATGGGAATAGATTTCAAGGGCAAAGCCGATATTGAATGTGATAATTTTCTCATAGATCTTAAATCTACAGCTGACGTTTTTCAGTTTAGATACTCAGCAAATAACTATGGCTATGACACACAGGCCTACATCTATCAAGTATTGTTTGGTAAGCCTTTAATATTTTACACTATAGACAAGACTACTTTGCTGATGGGTAAACATATTCCTAGCCCAGCAATGGTTGAAAGAGGTAAAGAAAAAGTATTAAAAGCTATACAGGTATATGAAAGATTTTATGGAGAAAACGCTCAAGAAGACGTTAATCAATACTTTGTGGAGGAGGTTCTTCCATAAACCAAAAGAGAGGTTGATGGTTCTGGAAGTTCCAGCAGAATTAGAAACCTCCATTGATAAACATAAGTTTATCATAAACACTTTATATTTTTTGGAACACAATATTAAAATCATTGATGATGAGTAACACAAAAGACAAAACATTTGCAGATGGATTTTTATTTACTAGAAATTCAAATGCCCCGGAATTTGTAATGGGTAAACTAAGTATAGCAGTAGATGATGCTGTAGCTTTTTTACGTGAACACAAAGATGCTAAAGGTTGGGTTAATCTTGACATTAAAAAATCTAAAGCTGGCAAGTTTTATATGGAGTTAAACACCTGGAAGCCTGAAGTCACACAAGAAGTACCACAGGATAATTTGCCATTTTAAAGGAATGTTCTAAGGAAGGTGAATAAGCATAAGTTTCTTGCAACATGGGGGTGGAGTTCCTTCCTTCTCTGCCCCCTTTTTTTTATACCGAACAAACACACAGTGACGAAAGTGACAAACTTCTTTCTATATTATAGCATCTATATACTATTTTATTTTTCTTCTTCTTTTTTCTTTTTGGGAAGAAAAAGTCATCACAATCGTCACGCTAACTAAAAGGTAATGGCACAGTTAATAACTATATTTAAGAACATACATGAGACCTCTGCCCCTTTCTATAGGAACGTAGAGGTTATTTTATCTCGCATAAAGAATGGAGATAGTAAAGATTTAATTAAAGATATTAGAAATGCAAAAGACAAGAGTGTCCAGAACGAATTAAAGAAGCAGCTCCCTGCGATATGCTTTAGTGGTAAGTTTACTAAACGTAATGACAATAGCCTACAAGAACATTCCGGGTTAATATGTTTAGACTTCGATGGATACGAGTCTCACAAGGCAATGATTTCTGATAAACAAAAACTAAGCAAAGATAAACATGCTTATTCAGTATTTATATCTCCATCGGGATTAGGATTAAAGATGTTGGTCAAGATACCTGAAGACAAAGAGAATCACAAAGATTATTTTAATAGCCTTAAAAATCATTACGACTCTATACACTTCGACATTTCTTGTTCTAATGTCAGTAGAGTTTGCTATGAGTCATACGATCCACAAATCTTTGTTAACACCAAGTCTTTTGTATGGACAAAGATTGAAGCTAAAGAATATCAAGAGGTTACTAATATGGGTAGGGAATACACCATCCCGGTTAGTGACGAGCAAAAGATAATAAACATACTTGTCAGATGGTGGGAAAAGAAATACCCTATGGTGGAGGGCCAGCGTAATCAAAACTGCTACATCTTAGCTTCAGCATTTAATGACTTTGGTGTTACCAAGTCTCTATCAGAATATGTGTTAAACAATTATACTACTGCTGACTTTGATAGTAGTGAAATAAAAAACACTATAGACTCAGCTTACTCTAACACTCATAACTTTAAGACTAGGTTCTATGAAGATGAGGAGAAGATGAATAAGGTCAGAGCAAAGATACATAAGGGAGCAAAGCGTAGTGATATTGAATCCTACCTGGAGGGGCAGAACATGTCAGAGACTCATGTAACTAACATCATAGATAAGATAGAAAAAGAAGATGGCAATCATACCTTTTGGATATCTAATGATAAAGGTAGAATAACATTAGTGCCATTTATGTTTAAGAAGTTTCTAGAAGATAATGGCTTTTATAAATACAATCCTGAAGGCTCAAAGAATTATGTTTTTGTAAAAGTTACCAACAACTTAATCGACCACACCTCTGAGAATGAGATAAAAGATTTCGTGTTAAACTATCTGTTAGACAAAGAACTAATAGAAGTATATAACCATTTTGCTGCGCTTCCTAAATATTTTCGTGAAGACTTTTTAACACTTCTTTCTTCTATTAATATATTCTTTATTCAAGATACTAAACACTCAGCTTATCTATACTATCGCAACTGTGCAGTGAAGATTACCAAGGATAATGTGGAGATTATAGATTACATAGATTTGGGTGGATATGTATGGAAAGAACATATAATTGATAGGAACTTTACCTTTTGTGAATCTATTGAATGCGATTATCGCAAGTTTATTTATAATGTCTGCAATAATGATGAAAACAGAATAAGCTCTATGGAGTCTACTATAGGTTACCTATTGCATGGCTTTAAGAACTTATCCTACTGCCCAGCACTTATATTAAATGATGAGGTAATTTCTGATAACCCTGAAGGTGGAACTGGTAAGGGTATATTTATGAATGCCCTAGCGCATATGAAGAAACTAGTTGTAATAGATGGGAAGGCCTTTGCCTTTGAGAGGAGCTTCCCTTATCAACTTGTATCTACCGACACACAAATACTGTGCTTTGATGACGTAAGAAAAAACTTTAACTTTGAAAGACTATTTAGTGTAGTCACCGAAGGGTTGACTTTAGAGAAGAAGAATAAAGATGCTATTAAGATTCCTTTCTCTAGATCCCCTAAGATTGCGATTACTACTAACTATGCCATAACTGGTAAGGGAAATAGTTTTGAAAGAAGAAAATGGGAATTGGAATTGACACAATACTATAGCAAAAACTTTACTCCCTTAGATGAGTTTGGCAAATTAATGTTTGGGGACTGGCATGAAGATGAGTGGTGTACCTTTGATAACTATATGATAACTAACCTACAGACTTACTTAAGTCATGGTTTAATAAAGTCATCATTTGTGAATTTAAAGATACGACAACTATCTGCAGAAACATGCCACGAGTTTATAGAATGGTGTGGTCTTATTGAGGGAACACAACCCAATCTATTACTAGAACCTGACAAAACAATTTATATGAACGAGCTATACTTTACGTTCATAGATGAGTATCCTGACTTTGCCCCGAAGGCTAAGATGACGATATCTCGTAATAGGTTTTATAAATGGCTATGTAGCTATGCTGTTTATAAAGAGGGGATATCCCCAGAGCAAGGTAAAGATAGAAATGGAAAATGGATAAGGCTCAGAAAGAAACAAGATGTAGAACAAGAATTTGAATTTTAATATATTATGTCTGAAGAAATTATTTATGATACAGTTTATGATGCAATGTTAAACTCCTATAAAGTGCTGGTAGATAAAGAAAACCCTCATGATTTAATTTATGATCACTCTGATGAAATTACTTTTGCTCATCATATTGACCAACCTCTTACCCAAAAGGATATAGATAGAATGATTAAGTGGTGGGAGATAGAAGAGGAGTATGAGATGTGCCATGAGTTGAAAAAAATTAGCGATGGAATTAAGAGATTATCAAAAAGAAATTAAAGAGAAAGGTTTAGATATACTTCAAAATAAAGGCCAACTTCTATACCTAGCTATGGAAGTTCGCACAGGTAAGACCTTAACAAGTTTATCTATATGTAATGAGTTAGGAATAAAAAATGTTTTGTTTATCACTAAAAAGAAAGCCATCTCTAGTATTGAAGATGACTATGCAAAGTTAAATCCTAATTATAAAATACATATTATAAACTATGAATCTCTACACAAAATTCCTGAAACAAAATGGGATGTAATTATCTGTGATGAGGCTCATAGTATGGGGAAGTTTCCCACTCCCAGTAAGAGAGCAAAGCAAGTTAAGGAACTTCTTAAAGCTAATAAACCTTATTTTATTTTACTCTCAGGAACTCCTACCCCGGAAAGTTATTGTCAAATGTACCACCAGGTATATGGACATTCCCACAATCCTTTCTTAGGATATGGTAACTTTTATAAATTTGCTAAAGACTATGTCAAGGTGACGCAAATGAAAATTAATGGCAACTACATTAATGATTATAGTTTTGGGTATAAAGCCATTCTTACTATGATGAAACCATTTACTATTAGCTACACTCAAAAAGAAGCTGGGTTTAAAGTAAAGACTACAGAGAATGTGTTAAAGGTAAAGATGGAATCTAAGACTTATGAAATAGCAGGTAGATTATTTATCAATAGAGTGATTGAGGGTAAAGAGGAAGTGATATTGGGAGACACACCAGCTAAGCTTATGTCTAAGCTACATCAAATATATAGTGGCACTGTAAAGTTTGAGAGTGGCAACTCAATGATAATAGACTATAGCAAAGCTAAGGCTATAAAGAAAAAATTTAATAATAAGAAGATAGGAATATTTTATAAATTCAAAGAAGAACTAAACGCACTAAAAGAAGTCTTTGGAAAAGATTTGGTAACTGACATTCCCTCATTTGATGATAGTGATAAAGGGAAGGTTATAGCTTTACAAATTGTAAGTGGAAGGGAAGGTATTTCCCTTCGCCATGCTGAGGCCCTTGTGTATTATAATATCGACTTTTCTGCTACGAGCTATTGGCAGTCGAGGGATAGGATGACTACCAAGGATCGGAAGCACAACGATGTGTATTGGGTCTTTAGTGAAGGGGGCATTGAAGAAAAAATCTACAAGGTCGTTCTTGACAAAAAAGACTATACCTTAAATCATTTTCAAAAAGATATATTCGATGTATAGAACTTGTAAAAAGTGCGAGAAAACATTTCCCTTAGAAAGCTTTCCTTCGGCAAGAAAAAAACCTGATGGGGGAAAGTGGCATAGAAGATTTTGCTCCCAGTGTTATTACAAACACAAAAACCATACTAGAGATAGAAATAAAAAATGGCTTACAAATTTTAAAGAAAACTTAAAGTGTGAAAGGTGTGGATACTCTAAGAAGTCTCACCCAGAAACATTTGTCATACAAGCTTTACAATTTCATCATAAAGAAAAAAATAAAACATTTGCTGTTAGCGATGGGGTACATAGAGGTATGTCTATAGAGCGTATAAAAAAAGAAATAAGTAAGTGTGAGGTATTGTGTTCTAGGTGTCATACAGAGACTCATTACCCTTCTAGAGATAATGAATAAATCTTTATCTTTACACCATGAAAAAAGACCATGTTGCCTTAGTGTTATTTATAATTATTATTTTACTTATGGTGTTAAGTAGTTGTGCTAGTCGTAAAACTATATATGTAGAGAACTTTGGTTACGACTTTGAAAAACCTTTTGATTGTTGTGAGCGTTTTGATTGCTGGGGTCTTTAGCTTTTTCCACCACTTTTCGTGGATAATGTCAATTATATTTTATATTTTTATTTTGTGTCGGAAGGTAAAGTACAAAGTAAAAAAATCAAACAATTAGAAGCTGAGGGATATTACGTCATTAAACTGATGAAGACCAACAAAAATGGAATCCCCGACCTGATAGCGTTAAAGCCTAATGAAACTCCTTATTTTATTGAAGTAAAAACTGCTACAGGTAAGCTGAGCAAGCTACAAGAATATAGATTAGGAGAACTTAAATCTTTAGGTTTTAAAACAGAAGTACACTATGGATAAATTAAAAGTATTAGAATTATTTGCTGGAAGTAGAAGCATCGGCAAGGTAGCTGAATCTTTGGGCCACACAGTATTTAGTGTAGATATACATCCCTTTGAGGGCATTGATTATATAGGAGATATCTTAGACTTTAATGCTACAGATATTCCTTTTAAGCCCGATGTAATATGGGCTAGTCCACCTTGCGATACGTATAGTGTAGCAGCGATATCTCACCATAGACCACACAACAAACACATGTCTCCAGCTGCAGAGATAGGAGATAAGATAGTTAAAAAAACCTTGTCGCTTATTAAAGAGATAAACCCTAAAGTTTGGTATATTGAAAACCCTAGGGGTATGCTACGAAAACAAATTTTTATGGCAGGTCTTCCTAGAGCTACAGTGTGGTATTGTCGTTATGGGGAGACCCGGGCAAAGCCTACCGATATATGGTCTAACAATATTAGAAACCTATTAAATCCAGANGGGTGGCAGCCAAGGCCTGAATGTAAAAACGGAAACAAAAATTGTCACCACCAACCAGCGCCTAGGGGCAGCACTAATGGCACACAAGGGGTAAAGGGCAAGTATGCCCGAAGTATTATACCCCATGAATTATGTTTAGAAGTTTTAAGAGCAAGCCTATGACACAAGAATTAGTATTAAAAAAATTAGTAAAAAGCCTACTTTATNTAGATATTTACTCTAANTCACGACAAAGAGATATTGTAGATGCTAGNAAAATCTATGCCGCTATATTGTTTCAAAAAGGATTAGGNGTTTCTAAGATAGGTAAGATTATGCATAAGAATCATGCTACTATTATTCACTATATCAAAGACCATGAGATATTAATTCTAATGGAGAAACGATATATGAGGAACTATCGTAAAATACTCTCTGCTTTTGATAATGAAATTTTGTCTACTGATTTCAATTTGTTAAATAAAGAAGAGCTTATATTTGAAATAGATAAAATGAAAGAAGAATATGATCAGCTTCAAGATAAGTATTTTAAATTATTAAGAAAGACCCAAGATAATGACACGTTTAACATTACGGGATAACTCTAGAGTAAAAGATATTAATGAGACCATGCAAATATTACATGACTCCAATAATGCTATCTATGAAGATTGGGTAGATGAAGATTGGGATGCCATGAGAGATAAAATCAAATCACAAATAATCCAATTAAAAAAAATATTATATGGAATACAAGAAGACGCGTAAGAAGCGCACATTAAACGAATATCGCCAGGTAAAAGACAACGTCTATAAAAATCCCACCACATCTTTAACTAGCAATCGCTATTTAGAACTTATCGAAAACATTAAAAAACTATGCAAACAATACCCAGCTGATGAAGATTTGGGAGGCGCAGTTAGAAGGATAATAAAAAAACATGATTATAAAGCTTGATAGATTAGAGGTAGAGCTATGTGAGTTTATAGGTCAACAGAGGTCTATGGTTGCACGTTCCAATAATGTCAAAGACGTTAAAATGGGAAGCCATGATGGTGTAAAAGCTGACATCCAAGGCTTTAAAGCAGAGTATGCTTTTGCTAAATGTTTCAACTTATTTCCTGACTTTGGCTTAAGCCCTCGTAGTGGTAGTGCAGATGGCGTAACACGAAAAGGAGTAAGGTATGACATTAAGTCTACGCACCACAAAACTGGCAATCTCTTAAGCACCCTAAAGATAAATGAAGACATTGATGTCTACGTCTTAGCCTATGTCGCTGACAATATAGTGGAGCTTGTGGGTTGGACAAAAAAGGATGAGCTTATAAACAACAAAAACATTAAAGACTTAGGCCATGGCAAAGGTTACTTTTTAAGTAGAAATAAACTAAAGCCTTTTCACTCTACACCCTAATTTAGTCTCCCTTCTTTATTAAGATGTTCTTTTAATATTTTTATTGTTTCCTCATACGTTTCTGCTTTATTAAGCTTTTGTTGTATGGTAAGTTCCTTAATATCTTCTTGCATTTTTATAATGTCTTTATATGCCTCATAGTTATACCATCTCATAAACTCATATCTTCCCTTTTTCCATTCGTCAGGGAGACCTGACTTAGGGAATCCCAATATTTTTGCCACATCTCTACCACTAAAATCATCACCTTTATACAAGTCTCTACTTAAATCATGTAAGGCTACAAAGGGATCTATGTTTACTTTAAACAAGACACTAACAGATCTAGCTATTCTTAACATAGCTGTTTTCCATTGGCTTTCTGTGCGTATTTTATCATCACTTAATGCTTGCAAAGATTGTACTATATCTCTAGCTGGGTTTATCATCGTATCACGATAAGGTGAAGTCTCCCCTAGTAATGCTTGGTTTACTGCGCCAAATGCTGCACCCAAATAAATCATAGAAGATTCAAACATATACATGCCACTCATGTATAACATAAGCTCGTTAGCAAACTTTTCTTTATCCTCCTCATCGCCAAACAACTTTAAAAAATTACCAGCAATATAAAATAAACCATTAGCTATCCCTAGGTTTAAAACAAAGTTCCGTACATTCTTACGACTATAATCTCCTTTAAGGAACATATTATATGACGATTGAATAATATTATTAAGCTGGAGCATAGAAACGGAAGCAAAAGCAGTAACTACTTTAGCATAAGGGTTTTTCATTAACT